GAAATAATTAAAGGTAAAATGAGTGACTGAATTAACTCATATACATTTTGAGATAATTGATAGAAACAAGAGTAGAAGATATGAACAAATGAAAAAACAAGACAAAGAAAGATTTGACAAATTAAAACAGATCGGTTGCATAGTATGTTTAAAAAAAGGCATTTTATCTGTGCCTGTAATACATCACATAAGAAACCATACAGGGTTAGGATTAAGACCACCACATACTGATACAATCCCTTTATGCCCAGCACATCATAATATGGGCAATGAATCAGTACATTTAAACAAAAAAAAATTTTATGCTTTGTTCGGTTCAGAGCATGAATTACTCGAAGAAACAAATCAAAAAATCAAACAACTAGAAAAGGAAGATATATTTTATGACAAAGGAAACGAATAAATTTCATGCATTACAATTATTTACAGATACATTTACAGCTGAAACTGTCCATTTAACTAACGAAGCTATAGGCATATATATTAGACTATTAAGCTTTGCATGGACTAAAAACACCAAACCATTTACAACAGAATCTGCATATAGAATATGTCAATGCAAAACAGATGAGTGTTGCATAAATGTTTATGAGGTTTTAAAAGAATTTTTTATTCTTAACACTTTAGATAAAGAAAATCGTAATAAAAATACATGGACACAAAAAAGATTAGTACATGAACATGCTTATTTGACTGACAAATATCATAGAAAATCAGAAGCTGGCAAAAAAGGTGCAGAAGCAAGATATTCTGCTAATAGCAACATCATAGCACCTATACCTAGTCCTAATCCTATACCTAATATTAATAGAAATGAATATCACCCATCCTTTGAGTTTCTTTGGAAAGGTTTATTGATAAAAAGAGGTAGTAAATTTAAAGCATATAAATTATTTCATAAAAACCAACCTAATATGCCAAAAATTGAAGAAATTATAAGAATTTACAATAACCAAACGCATAATGTAGATAAAAAATATATACCACATTTTGCAACTTGGATTAATGAACGTAGATGGGAAATAGAAGAGGATAATAATATTCCAGATTTAGTTGATAGACTTAAAAAACTAGGTTATCAATATTTAGGTAATGAGGGTAATTTTGAAAAATTTGCTAAAGATGGTAAAAACTACAAAATAGATATTTATGATGACAAACATCAAATGCAATTAGTTCAATGATTGCTATATTAAGGATATTTAAGTATTGCAGAAAAAGAATAATTAAATTAAGTATAGAAAATAGACAACTTAAAATGCAATTAGAATATCTTAGAGCCACATTAAACAAAGATGAATATACAAAACATTAAATATGGCAGAAAAAAGATTACAGTTAAATTTGAAATATTAAAAAATCTTTATGGATATTTTGAAACAGAAAAAGAACTACTTGTGATTGATAAAAGGATTAAAGGTTTAAGATTATTTAATACCATTATGCACGAATTATTTCATATTATTATCCACTATGCTGGAATAAATGTTAATGACAGGGGAGAAGAACCTATTGCACAAGCAGTTGGCGATGGATATGAAAAAATATTTAAACAAAACCCTAATCTTTGGAAAGCTTTAAGCAAACTAATAAAAGGATAAACAATGGAAATACAAGAAATAAATATTGACGAAATAATACCATACAAAAATAACCCAAGAGAAATTTCAAACGAAGCAGTTGAAAAAGTTGTAAAATCAATTAAAAATTTTGGCTACAATCAACCGATCGTAGTTGACCAAGATAATGTTATAATAGTTGGTCATACTCGTTGGAAAGCATTAAAAAAAATAGGCAAAGAAAAAGCTTTTATTATAAAAAAAAATTTTACACGAAATAATGCAATAGCTTATAGAATTATGGATAATCGAGCCAATGAAGAATCTAAATGGCAGAATAAATTATTAAAAGAAGAATTAAACTTATTACAAGACGAAAACTTTAATCTTGATTTAACAGGCTTTGACGAAACAGAATTAGACCAATTTTTTTTACCTAAAGAAGAAGATACAATAGGAGATATTGATTTAGATATTGCACAAAATGACGTTAAAATGATTCAAATATTTTTTAACCCAGAGCAAGAAATTAACTTTAAAGAAGCAATTGAAAAATTATATGAAAAATATAAAGTAGATAATATTTCTGACGCAGTTTTACAAGCAGTAATTAATGAATCAAATAACAGTTAAACAAATCTTATCAGATCACGATGTAAAAGAACTTGAAGGTAATTTTGTTAATGAAACACATATAAAACATCTAATAACTAAAGATACAATTATTATTAATGAAAATAATGATTTAGTTGGGGTTCTTGTAAAAAATGCAGTAAATAAAAATATATTAGATTTTTGCAGAACAGCCTTTAGAAAAGCTAGTAAAAGGTCATCTAATAATAGAGGAATGGCTTCTGGAAATTTAGAAACTATTTATAAAGTAGGCGATAAAATTGGCGACAGAGTAATAGGTAAAATTGATGGATTTAGATATACACCAATTAATATAAAAAATGGAAAATTGTCTAATACAAGCTATGCTTTAACTGTAAACAGTAGCACAGTTGGTTTTAGTGATCGTTATCCAAGAATACCATATTGCAGAACAACCACTTTTACACAAAAAAATTTATCACAATATAAAAAAATGATACCTTATATTTTAAGAGTAAATGAAATTTATAATCAGTACGCAAACAAACAGTACCTTAAACAAAAAAAATTAGCTGAATTAACCAATCAAGATTTTATTATAAAAGATACTGCTTTTACAACTGTTACTGTAAATAGAAATTTTAGAACTGCTTGTCATTATGATAAAGGAGATTATAAAAATGGCATGGGTAATTTAGGTGTTTTAAGTATTGGAAATTATAAAGGTGGGATTACTGTTATTCCTAAATATGGCGTAGGATTTGATGTAAAAGATGGCGATATAGCATTATTTGATGTTCATGAATTACATGGTAACACTAAACTAGAAAAACGTGGTTTTGCTGAGAGAATAAGTATAGTGTGTTATTTTAGAGAAAAAATGTTGTATTGTGGGGATTCTGATTATGAATTAAAAAGAGCTAAGAGCAACACTAAAACAATGTTTACAGAAGAAGAAAAAAGTAAAGCTAATGAAATATTAAAAAAAATTGATGGCTGATATACATATAGCAATGGCCAATACATTAAAAAATAGTGATATTTACCCTATTTTTATACCATCTAAAAATCGTGAAGATGGAAAAACTTTTAATTTACTTAAAGATATAGACTGCAATAAATACATCGTAGTTGAACCACAAGATTTTGAAAAATATCAAAAATACAGTGATAATTTTGAAATAATTAAAATTGATAAAAACAATCAAGGATTACCCTATGCAAGAAACTTTCTTAAACAGTGCGCAGAAAAAAAATATGATTGGTTCTGGCAGATTGATGATGATATTAGCCAATTTTTTGAAACTAAAAATAATAAAAATGTTAAAATTAGCCCTGAAACAGCATTAGATAAAGCACAAGATTTATTTAAGGTTTTGCCTGTAGCTTTAGGAAGTTTAGAATATCAACAATTTGCATGGAGTCAAAAAAAAGAATTTAAACTTAATAGTTATGCTGATTGCGTAGTTTGTTTCAATACTAAAAGAACTAGAAAGTATAAATATGACAATAAACAACACCTAAAACAAGATAGAGATTTAGTATTACAAATTTTAAACGATAAACAATTTACAATGAGAACATGCAGAATATCATTTGGTGCACCAACTATGGGTACTAATAAAGGTGGGTTACAATCTATTTATAGAGAAAATAAAGAAAAAGAAGCTGTTGAAAACTTAATAAAAAAGTGGGGTAGCAATTTAATTAAGATTCAAGTAAAAGATCAAAAGCAAGGAAAACGATATGATGCTAAGATTAATTGGAAACATTTTAAGGTAAATTTTAACATTTAAAAAAGGACATAATGGTACGACCACTTAAAAAAGTAGATGAAGAAGCTATCAAGAAATTAGCACAATTACACTGCACTTTTGACGAGATTGCAGAGTTTTCTGGAGTTTCTACAAAGACATTACAAAGGAGATATGTCCACCTTATAAAAAAGGGTCGTGAGATGGGCAGAATA